CGATCGATCATCCAGTTCAGTGCTGAGACAAACGCTGACTTGATCGCCCCAGGAATCGATTTGAAGGCGCCTACCACGTCTCCAATAGCGCTCACGATGTCTCCCAAGTGTGTGACGACCAACCCGAGAGGCGAGTGCTTCAGGAGCCACCATACGACCTTGACAGCGTCCCGGAACCAACCCCACTTCGTGTAGGCGTAGATGACTGCTGCTGCAAGAGCAGTAACCCCCAGTGCTACAGCGCCAGCAGTAGACGCGAGAGCGGCACCTGCCGCTACGACAGCGCCAAGAAGTATCAGGAAAGGCCCAAGGACGCCTATAGCAACAAGAGCAATGACGATGAACTTCTTCTGGTCAGGCTCGAGTCCACGGAAGGCCTTCGTCACCTTACCGAGCCAACCCACGATGTCGTGCAGGACAGGGGCGAAGGAAGTACCCATCTCGATCGCGAGGACCTTGATGTTTGCCATGAACCGGTTCCACTGGTAAGACATCGACTTTGACTGCTGCTCGAGCGCCTTTGCTGTCGCTCCAGTATCGCCCTGCATCCCCTTCAGGTCCTTGCCTGCTGCCTTCGAGTTCTTCCCTGTCAGAGCAAGTACGCCACCAAGTGCTCTGATGTTCGGGAACAACTGAGCAACTGCTGCCTTCGACCCATCTGTGGTCCCGATGATCGCCTCAAGTGCGCCCTGGAAACCTTTCTGCTTGATCAAGGCTTCACCTGACTCAACACCCAGGTCCTTATAGGCCTTCTTGAGACCCTCACCAGGCTTAATCAGCGCCTGCATCAGGTTCCTGATGCGAGTGAACGTCTCTGGCGCTCCGAGACCTTGCTTCGTCATCGTCGCAGTAGCAGCGCCAACCTCACGAAGGTTGACACCAAGTGACGCGGCAAACGGCAGAGTGTCACCGATATTCTGAGACAGTTCCTCGAACGTAATTACGCCCAGGTTCACCGTCTGGAAAAGCGTGTCACTGACTGCTCTTGCCTTGTCCGCTCCGAGGCGGTAAGCGTTAAGGACAGCAGCCATTGCATGTGTCGAAGTCGCAGCGTCAGTGAGGCCGGCAGTAGCAGCCTTCGCTGAGTTCTTCATGATGACCAGTGACTCGCGAGCGTCGAACCCAGACGAGACGAGGTCGTACAGTCCCTCAGCAAGTGTTTGAGGCGCCTGGGCAGTTGGACCCGCGAGTGCCAGGACGTCCTTCGACAACCTCTGCAACGCCCGCTCCGGCAACTGAGCGATCGAGTTCACGTTCCGCATGGCGCGGTCGAAGTCGATCGCCAGTTTACCGGAGACAGCAGCAGCACCCAGAATGGGGAACGTCAACGCAGAAAACGCAGAACCTGCACCCTTCAATCCTCTACTGACAGCACCAAGCTTCTTGCCTGTCCCGTTGAGGACAGTACTGAACCTGCCGAGACCTTTCGTCGCACCTTCCGTCTTCGCCTTAGTACGACCAACTGCATTCCCAACAGAGTCAACAGCTCGCGCAGTGGACCTCGCCCCTGCGGCGCGGAGTCTGAGAAGGAGTGTGTCTTCAGGCATATTGCTAGGCGTTCATCTCTTGCTGCTGCCGAGCCGCCTGCGCGCGGCGTGTAGCGAGAAGTTTGTCAGTGACTGCGTCTAACCAGACGATGTACCCAGGATCAGATCCGTAGTACAGTGCTACCGTGTCTACGGTTAGACCCAGCAACGCTGCGTCGTGGGCGAGTTGCGTTACTGGGTCTGACCAAAATCCTTTCCGACTTCCTCGTTGACCTCTGGCCTACGTGTCGTCATCCACTCCTGCCACTGCTGCCACAAGATGGCGACATTCGTGTCCCCCACCAGCGCGATAAGCGCTTGACGAGGCGTTACCTCTTGAGGGAGGTTCTTGCCAGTCGCACGTGCGAGGTCCTGCCACGTATGGTCGACCTTACGGCGACGCTGGGGACCCTCTGAGTCAAGGATCTCGAAGAACCCTTCCGTCCCGAGGACGATCTGGTCAGCGGCGACGTACAGTTCGCGAATCGCAGGGACCTGGTTGCGCTCGTGCTTCGTGACGATGCGCCGCAGTGACTCCCACCCGACGAGACGCAACTCAACAGCGAGGATGTCATCAAGAGTTGGAACTGGGAAGACGGCACTGATCGTCGTCTCGAGTTCCTTCGACCTCTGCTGGAGTCGCTCAGCGAGTGACCCGGGCTCAGCAGACGTCTCCTCAACATGAATCCCACCTGAGAAGCGCTCTTCCGCCTCCTCGACCGCCTTGGTGGCGCTCGACTCATCCATCGACTTAACCTCCTACTAGAACTTGACCTTGGTACTACGCTGCGAGTTCGTCGCAGTCCACGACGATCTCATACAGAGCGACATCTGCACCGCCGCCCATGTCCGGCAGGTTTGCTGCCTTCAGTGTGCCCCGCTTCGTGGTCGTCGCTCCTGTGGGGGTGCGGTCAGGGTTGAGCCACGCAAGCGTGACCCTTACCGGCTGCCACCCGACACCCGCCTCGAAAGTCGGATGCCAAGTTGCGACCACATCGCTCATGTTCGTCCTGACCGTCAGGTCGGAACGAGACGCGGGACCTCCAGCAGACACCTCGCGGCCCATGCCGCCAGGACGTGCCTTCGCACTGTCTGCCTCGAGGTTTCCGCCCTCTGCTTCCTTCCACGAATCCCCATAGGGCACGCCCTCGAGCGATACGCGGATGTCAGCCTGGTCCTCTCGAATGTACGCCACTTTTCTTGCCTCCTTACGGCTGCGACACCTGGCCCGTGACCGGGATGGTCACGAGATCGATTAGGACCGCCTTGGCGTGCATCGACAGACGCGCCTCCAGGACGGCATGGAGTTCTCCCTGAGCGATTGAGGGCACTGTGTTGATCGCCGCTCCCACCTCGACCGCGAAGGCGTCCTGCGGCGTCTCTCCGAACAGTCCGTCCACACCGTATAGCTGGAGACAGACGTCATCGATCTCACCCTTGAGGCTCGCTGCGAGGCGACCCTTGCCGTCGATCGTGCGGAAGACGTACGGCTCTCCGACCTGCATGGCACGCGCCTTCAGGTACATGCGAGTCCTCGAGCAGTTGAACTGCCAGTACGGGACCTCAGTCGACTGAGCGACCGCTGTCTGGAATCCGTACAGTTCGAGAACTCCGTAGATCGTTGCGAACGTGTTGATCCCCGCATTGAGCATCGCCTCGCGGTCGACAGCGGAGAAGTTCGACTGGAAGGAGGTCACGTACTGAAGCGGGAAGTCGCGACCTGCGGCAGCCCGATTCGGGTTCCCGAGGGAATCCGCTCGCGCAATCAGCGCAGCCACGACAGGCGAAGGCGGGATGGTCCTGACCGAACCTCCGACGACTCCTGACGGTGCTGGTACCGTCAGCCACGGACCGAACAGCGCGCCGTGCTCAGCGTCAGCGAGCGCCCGGAGCGTACCCGCCAAGGTCGTGAGCTGAGCCACCGACTGACTTGTCGGCGGATCGAGGACAGCGACCCGGTTGTTGTTCTTCGCGTGGGCGAGGATTGTGGTGTAGAGAGCCGCATCGTTCGTCCCGCCGATGATCGAGACTTGACCCGGACCGAGGTCCGGAAGGAATCGATCGAGCGCCTGGGCAGCAGTACCGTCCTGACGTGAGATGTACGCCTGCTTACCTCCCTCAGCGAAGAAGGCGTCCACGGCATCGAAGAGCGCCTGGTTGTGGCCTGCCCTCGCGCCGAACTCGGTGGCGAAGTCAGACATCGAGCGAACGATCTTCGCCTCTGTGGTTGATCCCGAAGCCGACTGACCACCCACGAACCAGGTCCCCGTGTCTACCGGGATTCCGCGAGCGACCCTTGCGGTACGGGCGTTGACCTGAACTCCAAGGCTCATTGGGTCACTCCCCTAGGTCGGATTGTGGTGTTCTTCCTATCACGTCTATTCCCACGCTGCCAACCGTCACGAGGTCTTCGAACGGTTCGTCTGGTGTTGATGGGTCGGGATCATACGGTTCGCCTGCAGGCCCAACTCCTGCCTGCACTGACTTGTCTACGTGGACAAGGTACGCACCGATGCCCGCAGCGAGGTATCGTCCTGCCCCTGAAGGGTCTGCTACTGCAGCAGTGTTGGTCCCATGCCAGGTTACTTCGCCATCCCACGTTGGGTCTGCCTGAACCATGACACGTCGGACACACCCCTCGAAGAGTGCTGCGAGACGCCGTGTCTCTGACGGCGTCCGCCCCTTCACCACACTCGACACCACAACGTTCCAATCCGACGAGTAGTAACCGTCTCCGTCGTACTGAGGTGTCCCCTCCGTGTTCGCAGTGGTCACGATCACAGCAGGCAGGATGTGGTCAGGGAACTCATCGTCATCGAGCGTGTTGGCGTAGGACTCGTCGTGTGGGAGGTCGAACTTGATCCCAGGACGTTCCCGCTCCATCTGACGAAGATAGGTAGGCAACCACAGCGACAGCATCCCGAGGACCATCTCATCAACATCTGTGTTGACGATCAGGGGCCCGAAGTCTGCTGCGCGGACAGGAGTCACGCAATCACACCCCCAACGCCCCGCGTAACGAACTCGAGCAAGGTGATCGGAATCTTCTTGCGTTCTGTCGGCTGCAACTTCAGGACGGCACTCTTGCCCTTCTTGTCCTTGTGGAAGCGGGCGTAGTAAACCTCAGTACCGAAAACGAGTTCCTGGGCATGGGCCTCCCTGATGGCATCGTTTGCTTGAGGCTGAGTAAGCGACTCCATGAGGCGACCTGTGTCCACGTACTTGCCGTGGTATCGCTTGAAGAGACGCTTCTCGCCTTCCTCGAGCATCTGCGACACGACCTCGAACCCAGGACGCATGTCTCTCGCCCTGTAAGAAATCTTCTTGAGTTTCCCCTCTGCCTCGTCAAACCCGAAGGCCTGAATATCAAAGGTGACTCCAGCCATTAGGCGATGCTCCTCAGGAGACGAACCTGCTTGAGTTCTTCCTGAACGGAGGACTGCAGGTTAAGGATCGCCTGATTGAAAAGCGTCCGCCACAACTCGACGCCAGAGTTGTCTAGACCTTCCTTGAAGTAACCGCCCTCGATCAGCATGGCAGTGTAAAGCGCGACCGCGTGCTTCACACCATCGAAGTGAACGTCTGAGAAGCGAGGCTCTGAGATCTGGTTGAGGACAGCACCTACCGATTGATCGATCAGGTTCTCAACTTCGTCTACAGACGGACGTGTCGTCTCGGTGAACTCGCGCACTTCACCTCCGCCTCCTGAGGCAGTCCTCGTCTGCTCGAGCGCCACGATGTCGTCAAGCGTCGGGCGCACGTTCTCAGGCTGGACGATGTCGTAGGGGACGGGAGGACTGACCCCTGCTGCAGCAACGTGAAGCGGGATGAAGGTCTCATACTCTGGGGGCTCAGGATCTCCTGTCCTCCATACCAGGTTGTAGTCACCTGGCAGAACTGGCGCCTCCGTTGCGACTGACCACTCGCTCGTATCCGGATTGAGCGACGCAACACGCCAGAAGGACTGAATGGCTCGCGTGACCGGGTCTTCGATGCGAGCACCAAGAGGCCAAGCGCCTGACAACCCGGCAGGGTCGATCAGGGTAGCGATGAAAGGTTGGTCAGCGATTGCCTGCATGTCTCAGTACGTGACAGAGGCCACCCAGGATGTGAAGTCCTGGGCAGCCTCGTGGTCACGATGTTCGATCAGGGCGTGTAGCCCGCGTCTCGAAGCGCCTGGCGCTTCTCGTATGCCTTCATGGACGAGGCGCCTTCGATGCCGGCGGCCTCAACCGCATCATCGAGATCCTCGCCCTTGAGATCAGCGATCGGGTCTGCAGCGTCCTCACTGACGACGTGACCCGAGACGACCTTCTCGTCCGTCTCCTCGACGTCCGAGTTGTTGACGGGTTCGTACCCGACAGGGAACACATCCCCAGCGACGACGACACGACGGACCTCGACCCCTGAGCTGTTGTCGACTGCGTAGGTGTTTCGGAGAGCCTTGTAGCCCACTACTCCTCCTCGTTCCGGTAACCCACGATGCCGTCCACTGCGACCTCGTCCGTCTCTTCGACGTCCGACTTTGTCTCCGGCTCGTACCCAGAGGGAACGAGGTCCCCTTCCGAGACAAGGCGGCGAGCCCCAGCAGCGTCGACCGCGTAGGTGGTCTTTGTTGCCTTGTATCCCACTTCGGTGTCTCCTTTCTGACCGTCGCCCGAGTGACAAGGATCACCCGGGCGACGTGTTCAGAATTGACCCCTCCTTACGGAGTCGTGTCCGCCTGGGCGAAGGACGCCGGGCGCCACACGGGGAAGGCGACCCGGGCCTCGGCCAGGATCGTCACCCGGTTCCGGATGAAGTCATCCTGGTCGCTGTCCGACGTCTTGACGTTGACGCCCTCACGGACGAGCAGAGTCGCCCCGCGGGAGTCACCGACGAGCGGAGACGCCTGGGCGATCGCGGTGGTCGGCGTGATCGCCAGCCCCCAGATCGTCGCAGCCGCCATCGTGCCCGGACCTCCGTAGAGGTACTGGCCTGCGCGGTTCGTACCGCTCGAGCCACCCGTCTCACGCAGCAGAAGCAGGTCCTGCCAGGCGAGCGGGTTCAGGGCAGCGAAGTTGGGCTCCGCCTCAGCCAGGATGACCACGGTCATGGCACGCAGGATCGCGTCCGCGATGTTGTCACCCGAGACGAACGCCGGCGCACCGAGACCCGTCTGGTTGAGAATCCCCTTGAGGTTCTGGCCAGTGCCGTCACCTGCGATGACCTGGGACTCGATCTTCCGCCGCACGTCGTACGGCAGAAGGGTGTTGATGAGCGTGGCGAGACCCGCCGCGTCATCCATTGCCTGCCGGTTGACCTTCACCCAGCCGGCAACCGTGCGAACGGGCGCCGTAGCGTCCGCGAGCACGAGACCTGCCTGAGGCTTGACGGCACCCTCTGCCACCATGCCAGCAGACCCGGGAATCGACTGGACCTGGACGTACTCGATGGAGTTCGAATCCGTTGTTCCAGTCGGGATCAGGTCGAGCAGACGCAGGGGACGCAGAAGCGGCGCGACTAGCCCACGTGTGTCGGGCTGGATCAGGCCTGCGGACCCTGTCGAATCGACCGGTGCACCGGGAGCCGTGGGCAGGTCAGCGAGGAACGACGCTGCCTGGTCACGGTTCGCGATCTCACCCAGGACGACAGTGCCGAACTTCGCCGAGGACGAGAAGATACCGGCAGCGCGAGCCTGCTGGTATGGGCTGTCCTCGCCGGCGAGAAGACGGTGACCGTTCCAGCCTGACACCTGCTGGGCACGATCCACCACCTGCTCAGCGACACCTGCAGGGTCGCCACCTTCACCGAGCATCTCGAGGATGCCCCGCTCGGCGACCGTCAGGTCAGCGATCTCGTCATCGATCGACCCGACCGCTCGAACTGCCTCCTGGGCAGCCTCGAATTCGGGCATCTCGGTGATCTTCTGAGCACCATCCTGCGAAACGTCAGCGAAGGCCTCCCTCGCTGCGTCCCGCTCTCGGATCTTCGTGGCACGCCGTGAGCGTGCCTCACGAAGTTGCTCCTGGACCTCCTTGAGGCGATCCTGGAGTCCTGCGGTTGCAGTTGCCATCGCTGGCGTTTCTCCTTTCCTACAGTTGACTACGCGCTACGTCAAGGTATCGACAATGGCGAGCAGTTCGTCCTTTGTGTAGACAGTGTCACCACTTTCCTCGACCTCTTCGGTCTCGGAGTGGGTGCCTGCCTCGTACTCCTCTGACCCTAGGAGCGACCTTGAGCGGGTACCTGACCCACCTCCGCCCTGGAGACGCTGAATCGTCACCTCGAGCGGCTCGACACGGTCTGCCAGACCCGAGTCGACGGCACGCTTCGCCGTCTCGACACGACCCTGACCGAAACCATTCCGCACGTCAGTCACTGACGCACCCCTCCCCTTCGCCACGTCCTTCACGAAGAGGGTGTAGAAGTCATCAACGCCTTGCTGGATAGCAGCGCGTGCGTCGTCATCGAGGGGACCGTAGGGATTCCCCTCCGTCTTGAACTTGCCGGCGGAGATCAGCGAGACATCGACGCCCTCCTTCTCGAGGGCTCCCGACAGGTCGTGGTGCTCTGTGAAGACACCAATCGACCCTACCTCGCCAGATGGCGTGACGACGATCTCCTTCGCCTGTGACGCGATCCAGTACGCACCGCTCGCCGCCATCGTGTTCGCCACCGCCACCACTGGCTTCTGAGCGTTGGCGGCTCGAACCTCCGCTGCTGTCTCCGGGACAAGGTCGACCAGACCTCCTGGTGAGTCGATGTCGAGGACGATCGTACTGACCTCTTCCGACCCGACTGCCTCTCGCAGGTTCTCCCGGAACTGCTGCAGTCCCGAACCGAGTCCGAAGAGCATCGCGAGGAGTGACACGTTCGGAGTGAGAAGACCCTTGAGCGGAATGACCGCTGTGCCACCTGCCTGCTGGATGGGCCTACCCGCGCGAACGTCCATGTCCGTTGCCATGTACTCGGCAGCAGCCTCACGCATGGCACCTGCCGTAGCGCCGTTCTTCCGCAGTTCGGTGATTGCGGACAGAAGTTCAGGGCGGATCGCCCAGATGCGACCTTCTGCCTCGAGGAGCCAGGCTAGGTCGCCCAGACCCGTCTCAGTCGTCTGCGTCTCGTCGCTCACGTCAGCACCTTCTCGTAGTCAGCGTCATGGGATCGGACATGTAGCACACGCGCCTGCTCCTGGCCCGCTGGAGTTCCAGTTGGTACCGGAGTCTGCCCAACGGGCTGGAGGTTATTGAACGGGAGGTAGAACTCGTCCATCATCGGGTTGTCCGACCTGGGTTGGTTGAGGTACGTACGCCCCTCGTTCGGCGTGTAAAGGGCAGACGAGATCGCTTCACGCAGAGCCTGGATCTCCTTAAGGCGATCGCCTCGAAGAACTGCTCCGAAATCGAACTCGAGATAGATATCATCGAGTTGCATGAACTCACGGACAAGCGTCGCGTTCAAGATCTGCTCGATCAGTACGAGCGGAGGACCGATGCAATCCGTGTAGATCATCTGCCGCTGTACTTCGATGTTCGAGAACGTTGCCTTGTCGAGGATACCCATGAAGGGCGGCGGGATCAGGTACACCCCGACGATCTCATCTCGCGCAACGGTCCTCTGCTCGATCAGGGCAGCCTCTTCAGCAGAGTTCCCGACAGGCTTCCAGTCGAGGCCCGGTGGGAGCAGTGCTGGTTTGCCGGCGTTCTCTGGCATCGCGTAGAGTGCAGTGATGTCAGCGCGAAGCTGCTGCATCAACTGCTGCCGCTCTACTGGATCAAGACCCAAGAAGTCGTCTGATGCTGTGATCGCTGACGCGGGACGAGCGCCGTTCGCGAACAGCGCCTGCTGGTACCGCTGTGCTGCGTCCTCGATCTTGATGGTCGTCCCAAGCTGTTGAAGAGGTGACGTGCCGATCTGGCCTGCAGGTGACCACCACTTGCAGTGGACAAGAGAATCAATGCCGACGTTTCTCGCCGTCATCGGATTATCAATGTCCACCTTGAACCCAGCAATGTCTCTGAACGAGTAAATCGGGTGTGCGAACCGCCAGTCCCGTGGCGTGAACTTGATCATGTCCCTCGCACCCTGCTCGACCTCACACAACGAGTTGCCGTGGACGAGGATGGGGCCTAGGAGGCTTTGAACTAGTCCTCCAACATACCCTCGCTCCCACGGACGAGAGAGTGAGTCAGGCAGTGGGTGGTTCTCTGGCCTAAGGCGCACACGAGAATCTTCCCCTGTGCGACGGTAGGTCTTCAGTGGGACACGAATGGCCCAAGTGAGCATCCGCATGACCGCCGCTGCGATCCAAGGCTGAGTCTGAAACAAGCGCGTGTACGAAACAGGCCTGTTCCCGATCATCGTCAACTCAAGCGGGATGATCCCCTCTGGGCCCAGCAGTGAGGACGACCTGTTTAGGTCGCCTCTTCCCGGTGCAAGTTCGACCGGGACTCCTGAGTCATCAATTAGCGCTGGCATTCATCTCCGCCGGAGATACGTCCTGGACGTAGGCGACATTAGTACGGGGCACGCGCACTACTCCTTTTGCGTTGACTTGTCCACCACCAGTGGTCAAGTGCGCTGCCTCAGCAAGTTCGATGTACGCCTCAGTACTCACAGTGACTACACCCCGAATCGACTCACCCGCGAGCGTCGTGATCACGGTGGTCGACTTCTCTCTGACGAGGCCGTACTGGGACTCGTCCACGTAGTGCGTCCTACCGATGTAGAAGTACATGAGCGTAATGCTCAACACGGTGAAGCACACGATCGCTACAACTGGAATCACAACCCCTCGATTCTATAGTCCTCAACCTTACCCGGAACCTGCTTGCCATCCTGACCTTCGATGACCGGCGAGGTCGCGACGTTCAATGCCATCGCGAGAGCGTCGAAGGAGTCGATCGGAGTCGATCCATCAGGCGCCTCACCTCGCCACCTCTTGTTGCCTGCCGTCATCTTCGCAACGGCAGACAACACCTGAGTGGAAAACTCCTCAGGACCGTCCCACTCGATTTTCTGCCCTTCGACGTACTCACCCAACTTCATCGACGCCATCTCGAACGGTGTACCCTGTCCGTGGTCAACGATCGTGATGCCGTGCTGCTCCTCGAGTTCCTCTGCGACGTCTCCTCCGCCCTGAGCACGGTCGAACGCGAGGATCATGTCTGGCCACCGCTCACGCATCATCTCGAGGATCGTTCCAACGTCCCGTGTCCTGCGCCGCTTGCCCTCCTCAGGCGGCAGCAGGATCACGGGTCCAGCAACTCGCACTCGTCCCTCTGCAGGTTTCCACACAGGAACGATTGCTGTAGTTGCCCACTTGTAACCACGATCAAGTCCGACGACCACTTTGACCCCAGGACCTGTCGGGATGGTGAGTCCTGGTTTGTGGAGGAACATCCACTGACCGCGGTCGAGAGCCCCCATGCCTGCAGTCACCCACTGGTTCGCATTCTGGCGGAGGAACTGCCACCGCATCATGCGCCCGAGAGCCTTCCACACTCGTCTCAGTGAGCGAGCGTTAATCCAGGAGGCTGGGTTCGCCTTCTCGACCTCTGCGAGGTACTTGTCGAGAGACGCACCGGACGTGACAGTCAACGGCGGAGGATTGATGTGTGCAGGCACCGCCCAGATGTGCCCGACCGTCTCTCTGTCTGCGTCAATCGCACGGATGTAGTACTCACCGGGACGAAGGTCACGCTGGACGACAGCGCCTTCTTCCTCGTTGAGCACCATGTTCTCTAGTCGTCCGAGGTGAGAATCTCGATTCGTGCCGGCCGTGGTGCCAAATATGACCTTGACGGTCTGCTGCCGCGCGGTTGACTTGATGGTCTTTGCCACGAGTACAGACACCGCAGCACCGTTATCGGTATGGCGATGGAGTTCCTCAACGATGATGAGAGTAGGGTCTTTGCCCTCAACACTTGAACCACCCTTCCGTTCGCTTTTCTGTCCTGCCGACCTAGCGAAGATTCCGACCTCAGGGTTGTCGAGCCACATCGGAACGAGACGCCCGCCCTGGTACTCCTGCGACTCCCACCAGAACCCGAAGATCGATCCGCGCCGACGTGCCTCAAGGACGAAAGCAGCGGCAGCGTTCGTCGTGTTCTTAGCGTGCTCGAGTTCGCCTCCTACGACGAACACACGAGGACGACGGACGACGTAGGTGGCGTGATGCAGAGCGAGCGCGCCCTGCAACGATGACTTCCCGTTCCCTGTAGGCCACTCCCAGAAGTGCTGGAAGAATTCTGCCTGCGCGCCCCCGGCGAAGAAATCCTCTAGAGGTGGGTATTGCCACTCCTCGAGACGGAACAACCCGTCGATCGAGTCAGGGTCTGGCAGCGTGTGAGCGAACCTCTCGAAGTGCTCGAGAGTCTCGTTCTCGGGCTTCGGTTCCGGAAGACGAATGCCCTCCGGGAGACGTATGAGGCGACCGCTCACGCTGCCTCAGAAAAAATTTTCGTAGAACTTCCCATTTTCCTGTCGGAATGTGTTACGATCGCATCGTGACATCGTTCAACCCCAGCAAGGAGACCCACATGACCTACAACGATCCCACTGGCGTCAACGCAGCAGGTTGGTCCGCTGACCCGGCGATCCCTGACTCGGTGAACGCTGTAGAAGGTCCTCTCACTGAAATCGAAGGTTACCTCGCCGGAGCGCGTAAGGACCGTGAGAGCGCAATGACCTCCTACTACGAAGCGGTTGGCACAGGGGCGTCCTATGAGACGCTCGATCGCCTCGACCAGGTCGTCAACGACTGTGAGGCAGAGGTTGAGTACTACCTCAACCTGCTCACACGTGGCGACTGACCGCCAACGACACGCACGACCAGGGGCGCCTCCGGGCGCCTCTTTTCGTTGCTCTTCAGACACCGATACTCGACCTCACGCGTGACTCGAGAACAGACTCCCAAGCGTCAGCCCACCGCTCCCAGTTGACCTCGTAGGTGAACTTCTCCTTGACGAGGTCCCTGCCTGCCTCAGCCTCGTACTCCCGCTGCTTATCATCGCGAATGAGTAGCAGGATCTGGTTCTTCCAGGACTTCGCTTTGTCAGTAGCAAGCCACCCGAGACCTAACGAGTACAGACGCTCATACGACGGGACAGGTGAGGCGACAAATGGGATCCCAGCAGCAGCGTACTCGAGACCCTTCAGGTACGACTTGCCGGCGTTGAACTTCGTGTTCGCGAGCGGAACGATCCCGACGTCTAACTGCCCTAAGGTGTACTGGAAGTCGACAAACTGACGACCTCCTGTAGCAGCAGATGTTCCCGCCTCGTCTGTGTACGGCAAATCGAGTGCCTTCGCCACCCCGATCCCGTTACCTACGTTGAGGAAGTCACACTCTCCTGTCTCGACTGCTCGCGCAACGCCTCCGTGGGTCACCTCGAGGTCGTCGCCATGGAACGACACGAACCCAGACCACCCGACTGTACGCCCGTTGCCTCTGTGCGGGAGTGTGAGGTACTCCTCCGGCACGCAGTTTTCTATGACGATCGCGTTCCCTCGTGACCCGTACCTCTCAGCGAGCGCCGGTGTCGAGCAGATGACAAGGTCTGCTGCTGCACAGGCCTTCTTCATCCACTCCCAGTTCTCCTCAGGATTGTACTTCGGGTGGTACAACGTCCAGGCCTTGTTCGATGGATGCAGGGACGAGAAGTCGTCATCGACGTCCACGACGACTGGGACACCCTTCTTCTGCCAAAACGGGATTGACTGTGCGACCACACGCTGCAAGGGACGCTGGATTACGAGGACGTCCTCCTCGATCTCTCCAACTCCGGTCACCTCGGGACGTGTGTGCACTGTCCTATGGATCGGCAACTCCTGCGTGAACTTGACGCCGATGTCGCCATACCGGGCAGCAGCCTGGCCCGGGTAGATCATGCGGTAGTGACCGCATCCTCCAAAGTCTGAGTGGGCAAAAAGAATTTTCACAGAACATCCCATTCTTGTGGTGTCACGAAACCGACCTCACTGCAATCAGAATGATGAACACCCAGAGGAGTATGGCAAGGAACGCTACGAAGAGGAATGTCCCACCCCTCACGTGACGACTGCAGGTCTCGGGCGGACCCGGATCGTCCGCTTCTTCACGACGGCGTCCGAGCCTGTCCCCTCGAAGAGGTACTCCCAGGTCCCCGCTGCTACCGCCGTGTCGATCACAGCCTGGAACCTGCCTGTTGAGATGCGAGTCACTCCAGAAGCAGCCTGCCACGCCTTGACCTGAGTCGGCCTGCCCCCAGGAGGCCAGATAGACATGATCACGTCGGTCGGGTCTTCGAGCGCATCCGTGTCTGGGTCGCGGAACTCTCCGATGACCCTGATCTTCGTGCCCTGGATGTAACTCATTCAAGTGTCTCCTCTTCGATCTCGTGCCACACGGTCAGTACCTGGCCTTCCTGGTCGACCTGATCGTCCTCAACCTCGTGCCACAACATCAGTGCCTGCTCCGACTCGTCCACCCACAGACTAGACGCCGCGTGGTGGTAAGTGAACAGTACGAGTTCTGGCAGTTCTGGAACAACGGATGCGACACGCAGCGCAGACCCGGACAGCGCCACCACAGTGGTGGTCGTTCCTGCCCTGTTGAACTCAGCGATGTCGTCACCGAACGGCGCGACAACGACCTGAAGCGTCCCCTCTTTTGTGAACGTCTGCTGCTTGCTCGCTCCGAGCGACACTACTGCAGCAAGAGTACCTGCGCGTACAACCTCGGACATCTTCGCCCCGGACCCCTGCACCCGCGCAGAGATCACGCCCGTCTTCGATGCCTCGAAGATACCTCCGCCAGAAGACGACGCCTTGACCGAGATCGTTCCCGTCTTAGTGTAGGTGTTCGCACGCGTCCCGAACCCAGACAGCGCCACCTTCGGGCTGATCTGCCCAGCGCGAGCGAGCGTCGCGCTGTCGCTCCCTGACGTAGAGGCATGAGGCTGAACCGAGCCCGTCTCCGAGTAGGCTGTGGCGTCAGCACCGGAGAGACGCGCTCCGGCCTGAAGGGTGCCAGTCTCAGTCGCCGCGAACGCGTCCGCACCTGACCCAGACGCCTTCGGTGAGACAGCGCCAGTTTCTGTCGACTCGAACACGTCAGCGGCAGACACAGACGCCACAGGACCAATCGTTCCCGTCTTCTGGTAGACGCCGCTGTAGTACGATCCGGACAGTGCTGCCTTCGCCTGAACCGTTCCTGTCTCAGCAGTCGTGAGCGCGTCGGCACC